GAACTTGACGCAACTAATTTAACTTCTCAAGCAAAACAAAAGCTTTTATCCCAAGAATTAGCTCAAACAGAAGCTAATTTAGTACTACAACTTGAAAAAGTTGGTATTGAACGCACAGCTGCTGAAGAGATTGTTCGCATTGCTCGCGACCGCGCAGCCTATGAAATATCTGAACAAAGACGTATTGATGCTGCCTACGCAGCTTCTAAAGGCATTGTAATGAACTATGTCGAAAACGGCTTGATGGAATTGAATACAGCTCTAATTGAGGGCGATCTTACATTCAAAAACATAGCTAAAGGTTTTAGAGATATGCTTGGCTCAATGCTTCGTGAAATTCAATCAGCTGTATTCCGCCAAACTATTGCTGCTCCGATAGCAGAATTTGTTGGCGGATTGTTTGCAGCTGGTGGTCGAGTACATCTTGCTGGTGGAGGATCTATGAAGCGCGACCGTGTCGCGGCTATGCTCGAACCTGGTGAATATGTAATTCGTAAAGAAGCTGCAAAAAAGCTTGGCATGAGCAAACTGCAAGAATTAAATGCTGGAGTTTCAGACGATCCTATAGCTCGTATTATAGCTTATGCTTATGGCTCAAAAGTAAAGAGTAAAGCAGCTGGTGGAGGCCTGGGGTTTGGCAATCCTGCTGACATAGGTTATGGAGGAACAGGCATTGGACCAACAGGAGTAGGACCAAGCACAAGTCCTGGTGGGTCATTTTCTTCAGGAGCAGGAGAGTCAATCACCTCCTTTGCTCCAAGCTCTAGCATAGGTCCAACTTCTGTAACTCAAGGATTCTTTGCTAATGCTACAGATACAGGTTTTGGTTCACTAGTTTCAACCACACCTTTTGGTCCTCCAACTGTAACCGATAGCATAATCGGTAAATTGGGTGGTAGCACCTACATGAATACTCCTCAAATCACTGAAGGCAAAATGAATCAGTTAAATGCAGATGCTCAACAGGCTCAACAAATGGCAGAAGAAGCTGCATCACTTATTTCAGAAGGATATACTGATAGTCAAATATCTGCTTTCCAAACTATGCAAAATATAGCTAGTGAGATTGGCGCACCTGGAGACTTTGGTCCTGAAGAAGCTCCAAGTCTTTTGAGTGAGGTTCAAAATAATCAAAAGAGTGGGCAAGGTTTACAACAAGCGTATAACAACGCGTTTAAAGGTGCTCCTCAACAGTTTATAGAATCATTAGCTCCAACAACTCCTTTACAAGGACTAAGCTTAATAGCTGGTACAGGTTTGATCGGTGAAACTGCTCAAGCCATTTCACAGATATCAGGTGCTCTTGGCTTTGCATCAGATGTAGCAGAAGGTGAAAATGCTATTGGGCAAGCTCTTGGACTAGGTAAAGCATCAGGAGGCAAAATTATGCGCATGGCTGGTGGCGGTTCTGTTAATTCACGCGATAGAGTACCAGCTTTGTTAGAGCCTGGTGAGTTTGTAATTCGTCGTCCAGCTGCAAAAGCTATTGGAGGGGCTGCATTAAATCAAATGAATGCTACAGGCAAGGCTCCAAGTATTTCTGTTAACATGACAAATCAAGGAGCTCCTAAAGATGTTGCTGTTGGGGCTCCAAAAATTAATGGCGATAAGATCATTCTAGATATTATCACTCGTGATTTACGAAACAATGGCTCAATTAAAAAGACACTGAGAAAGGGTAAATAATGGCAACGTATCCAGATAATGCAACAGCTCCTATTACGGCTTTTCCAGTAGTTACTACAGTAACTTACAATAACACTGGAGCAGAAACAGTATTCAATCTTTCTGGCACTGCAGATCATTCAGGCGAAATTGTAGCTTTTGCTGATGGTGTGACACAAGCTACAACTGGTTACTCTGTATCTAACGGAGGAGCTACAGTAACTTTTGTAACAGCTCCAAATGCGTCAAACTTAACTCTTCAAACTGTTTCAATTCCATCAAAGTTACGTACACTAAGATCAACTTTTTCTGCTCGTGCTCAAGAGTATTCTAATACAGCGGCTGATGTTGTAGATGGAAACACATATCTTATAAACGGAAATACCGTTACTTTTGCAATGCCTGCAGGCACTAATGTCGCCTCTCTGTCAGACTTTCAAGTATTTGTTTCAGGTGTATATCAACAAGATACTGCGTACATATGGCCTTCTGCAGTACTTGGGAGTCAAGGCATTGATATTGCTGATAATGGTGCTACAAAGCTTCTTTTAAATTTTACTTCTAATTTGACCGATGAGAGTGATTCTGGTCATACAGTGTTAAAAACTGGTGGGGCTGCTACTTATGCAACTTATGGCACAGACACTTTTGTCACTTTTGACGGTTCAGATGATGTATTAGATATTGCTTCTTCAGACGATTTTAACTTGCAAGATAGTTCTTTTACTTTTGACACTTGGGTTCGTCCTGACACAGGAACTCAAATGACCTCAAACCAAACACTATTTGCTCGATATGATGATGCAGATAATTACTACGTGTTACGAATTGTGGGATCTAATTCTAATATAGGTTATGTTGTAAGCACTACTGAGGGAGGAATCAATGAAGTTTATGGTGGTAATGCTAATGGAGGTTCGAATTATCATGTAGCTGTATCTTATGATTCTCACGTGTCAAATCTAAGATTGTATGTTAATAATGTTAATGTAGGTCATCTTAATTATCAGGCTGAAACAGCTACTGGAGGTAATGTAACTATTGGTTCATCAACAGTAGGGGGTTCTGAACTTTTAACTGGTAATGTGTCCTTTGCTCGTTTAGCTCATGCAACTCGCTACCGTTCTGAATCAATTCAACCAATTGGTAATACTTCAGCACTTACTATTCAATCTGGAGCTCCACTTGGATCTATCGATCAAACTGATACACTTTCTATAAGAGTTTTTGACTCTCCTACTTCAACTCTTGATCGTTTTACATCGATGATAGATCGTAAACCTGACAACGGAATTGAGTCACAGCGTCAATTTGATGTTACGACTTTTACTTCACAGGCAGGTTATGAGAAACGTCGCTTAAAGTCTCGTCGCTCTAAGAGAAACTATCAACTTTCATATACAGCAATAACTGGTGTTGAAAAAACTGCGATTGAAAACTTTTATAATGCTAGAAGCGGAGAATTTGAATCATTCAGTTTTGACTTGGCACACATCAATGAAACTGGTACAATAACTACAAGATTTTCAGGCCCCCTTTCTATTGAACAAACCTATTCTACAGGCTCACGGTTAATTGATAACTATTATACTGTATCGTTTACACTTCAAGAGGTTTTTGACTAATGAGCGCTCGTGCTTATGATGTGATTTTAACAGTTGATGATGCTTCTGGGTTCCAAAGTACTAATTCTATTATTGGAGTTACTACTGGAACAACAGGTATAATTGCAAACGTTGATACTTCTACAAATCAGCTAAAAGTTAAACTCAATAACCTTCAACAAGAGTTTTCTTCGTCAGAAGATATTCAATCAAACACTATTAGTACTCAAACTGTTATAGAAGCTGATAATTACTATTTTGATATAACAAACGCAGAGGTTCAGTCAGATAATCAAAATAGAGTATTAATTACAACTCGACACCCACATAGCATTCCTTCATCAGCTATTGACGCTAATCCTACTTTTGGGAATACTCTTATTCCTGCACCCATAACTGTAACTATTTCTGATGTTGGTGGCATGACTGAAATTAATGGTAGTAAATCGGTGGTTGGTGTTGGTAGAAGAACTGTAGCTTTAGCTGAGATTCTTGTCAGCAATGCTGCGGGTACTTCATATGGGTACACTGATGGAAGTGGTTACAGTGCTTATACAAGTGGAGGCAAACTAGTTACTCCTTCATTAGAAGGGGACGGATTATTAACAACTGCTAATACTTATTTAAGTAATGTTTATGCTGGTAATGTTACAACTGCTACAGCTACAATATCTTCTATTGCTCAAAGTGCATTTAAAGCCGAAAAAAATGCTTTTACTCAAAATCCTGTTGTTCGATTATACTCTATTTATTATCCTGGTGAGTGGTATCCACCAAATAAATCTGGCAATCCTACAGGTCAAGGAGCTGGTCGAGCATGGCCTGTTGATTTTCCTATTCGGTTTGCAGAGATTGTTGGAGATCTAACTTCAGATATACTTTACAATGTTTCTTACGGCGGTACTTCTTTCATACCGTTTCCAGTAAATTCATCAACAATTTCTCAAGGCTCTGAAGGCGCTATTGAAGAAGTTACTATTGATATTTTTAACGTGGACAATATTATTACTAGATTAGTTGAAGATCCTTTTATAACAGGTAATAACTCTTCTAACTCTGTTGTGGCATTAGTTAATGGTGAATTTGTTCACGGAATTGATCCCCGAACTGTTGACGCAGATCCCTCTGATGTAGGTTCAGTAGGAGATGAAGCGTTTGATTCTTTAACTCGTGCTCGTGCTAATGGACTTAGTTTTTCTCAATCTATTATCGATTCGACCTATGGAAAAGCAAATGCATCTTTTACAAGAACAGAGACTTTATCTGTAGGAGGTACGTGGACAGAACAAAAATCAGATTCTCGTGATTTACTAGGAGGAATAGTAGAAATACAAACAACATTTGCAAACTTTTTAGATTATTGGCCAGAATATAGCTCAGTTCAATCAGTTAATTCGAATGTAATTGAAGTTTATAATACCCTTCCATACAGAGTAGGTGATAATGTTAAGTCCTCTACAGGAGATACCGAAGCAACAATTCAATCTATTGAGAGAAATTCTTTTTTATTTTTATCTAACGAGCTTGATGCAAATACCTCATTTGGATCAGCAATTTATATTATTAATAGCGAAGCTGATTCAGAGTCTTACATAGAAGATAGATTTAAAATTGATCAACTAGAAAAATTAAATGACTCTGTTGCTACCTTTAATTTAATTTCATGGCTTCAATATTTTAAACTTCAAACTCCAAAACGCAAATATTATAAAAATACATGTCAATGGACTTATAAAGGTGCTGAGTGTCAGTATCCTGGTCCAGCAGGTGGTACCATTCCTGGAACCTCCTTATCTGCCAATTCAAATCCTATTGCCGCAAATAACCAAATAGCTTCTGACGCTTCAGGCGATGTTTGTGGCAAATCAATTCTTTCTTGTACACTTCGTAATAATCAAATACATTTTGGCGGTTTCCCTTCCACTGGGAGAACTATTCCTCGTGTCTGATTCAAGATGCATACTTCCATGGATTCATCAATACGGTGACTTATCAGGTCATTACGGTGTTTGTTGTTTTTCAATTTATCACGAAGAAGGTAATACTTTTGCAAAAGGTCAATCACCAATAGAGGCTTTTAATCATCCTTTTATGAAATCTACTAGGGTAGAAATGCTTAAGGGAAATCAACCTTCTGCATGTAAAATTTGTTATGACTGGGAGAAGAATGGTATTCAGAGTCATCGTCTTAAAATGAATAATAGATTTTCTCATTATTCTTTTAAATATGATGAAACTGAAAAAGACGGATTTGTAACTACTCCACCGATTTATATTGATTTTAGATTCGGAAACCTGTGTAACTTTAAATGTAGAATGTGTGGTTCATTCTCTTCTTCTTCTTGGTCAAAAGAAGCAAAGTTTCATGGGTTCATG